TCGTCTCGAACGGACCTCGATTCTTGCAACGCCTCGAGCGTTTCTTCAATCTCTCTTTGCGTGATACCTATCGCTGCGAGCGCCTCGAGAGCTGACGTGTTCACGTCTTCTTGATCTGACATACTGTACCAGTTTTTCTACGGTCTTTGGCAGGTGAAACGAATTGTACCAGGTTTTCTGGAGACTATACACAATAGTCACTCAAATGTAGACTTTTTTCTTCAATTAAAAACCTTCAACTATACACGTAATTTAAATGCAAACTATTTCTGGTATAAGCCGTATGCGTACGCGTATACGCGTATACTCTTATTAGTTGATATTTATATTTTGTGTATTACATTCTGAGGCGCACTTAGACAATTCACGTGATGAGGTGATGAAAAGTCTCTTAGTATTTTTTCGTGACAGTTTCTGCATTTTTGTCTCTTCTCGCGGCATCAATCCTCTTTTGAGGCAGAAATCGCGGTTTAGCTCACCTGCCGGCAGTGCTCTACTGTACAATTTCAGCGGCGGCCCCTCCAACCTTCTCGTGATTCGCCCCAGAAATTGTACCTTATTTCTGCTAATACTTACCTCAAGAATCGTGTGTAGAATGTCTATATGTCGATCATCAACGCTTCGTCAAAGGACCACACTCTTCGCCGTCTGAGCTCTGTCATGCACACTCTCGGTACGGTAGCTCACACGCTTGACGACCTAGAAAACGAGACAGACGTAGAGTTCCGCTGGGAGCTTCTGTGCCTGGTTGAAGATATCATCGACGTGGCCTCATACGTGACGGTCCGTTGCAGGGACATCGCCTGGCTACACACACCTCTTCCTCAAGATCAGGACCTGGATTAGTCCCCCCTCTTCTTCCGCCTCCGCCTCGTCTTTAATAACTGCCGCTGAATTTTCACACCCGGACCGTCTTCGGCGGAAAAATTATTCGTCCGTGTCATCTTTTTTCTGAGTGGGATATATTATAACCACTGATGCGGTACACGCGTCACAACACAGGAGAAACATGAACGACACCAATAATACGGAACTGCTTGAAGAATACAGCGAAAAGATGATCGAGCTGCTTCCGCTCGCCCGCCGCGCGTTCGGTCCTAAGGACCAGGACACGCCAAACCATGTTGCCAGCCGCGAGTACACCCGTCTGCTCGTCGAGTTCCACGCTCGAGGAGGCAGCCTGACCGACCTCGCAAACAGGCTCGGTGTTGCGTATTCTGGCCTTCGACGCCGGCTGTTCACGTCCGACATTCCGTCTGTTCGACGTGTCCGTCTGCCGAAGGGCACGATCAGCGTTGCAGACGTTGAGGCCGCCGCCGCCCGTGTCAAGATCGCACGCGACATCAGCACCGGCGAATATCACCGACAGTTGCACGCCGAGTTCACTCAGGGCATCCCGATGAACATGCTTGCCCGCCAGCTTGGCATTTCCAACGCGGCACCGCTGTACTACGGTGTCCAGAGCCACGAAAAGCGCACGACAGGAGCACAGCTGTGAACCTTCCCCCAGAAGTAACACCGTTCACCGATAACGAAGAAGAGGTGTCTATAGAAGACACCCTCGACCTTTTTGCCGAGATACTAGAGAAAAAGGCGATAGAGATCCAGTTTTACCCGCAGTTTCTTCGCGACATCTCGTCTGAGATCAGGGAACTACGCGCCGCGCTCGAGTACGCTGACGCTCTGCTCGCCGCAGAACGCACAAAGCGCCCGAGCCGACGCAAGACTGGTACGCCGCGATGAGACCGGCCGTTATCGCTATGGTCATGTCATTTATCGCGTTTGGCGTTCTTGCGGCGGTTCTGCTCTTGAAGCTCGCGATGGACAACCCGCCAGAGCAGGCGCAGTTTGACCCTGACGGCATCGATGAATTCATGGACGAACTTAGAAAACTTTTTGACGAAACGGAAAAATGATGGCGTACTCGGACAACGAAACGACAGGTCGACTTCTTCTGCGAATTGAAGAACTGCAGAACCTGCTTCTTCAGGCGCTAGAAGCGCTAGCCACGGCACGTGCACGACACGAAGAAGAAGTGTTTGGTAAACATATCTCTGATCTTCTTGCGCAATCCAGCAAGTACCTAAACGGCGAAACTGGCACGAGCGAGGAGGCCCGCCGTGGCTGATGACATCGTAAACGATTTGCAAGCAATCTCTCAGTTTGTTGGCGCGGCTGGCCCGAAACTGCGGGAAGCCGCCGACGAGATCGAACGGCTGCGTGTCGCTGGCGATGCGCTTCATGCGGCTGTTCGCAATCACGATCTGACAGAAGCGCATCTGCGTGCGTGGGAGGAGGCCCGTCGTGGCTGACGACATCGTGACCCGACTGCTGGCGCTCAACCACCCCGATGCCGCCGACGGCCGAGCGAGTGCCGACCGACTGGCGGAGGCTGCTGAGATGGCAGGCCCGGTGCTCGATGATGCCGCGTATCGCGAGGCATTGCATCAGGCTCGAAAGACCGGTGGTGAAGCCGCAGCGGCCGGTGTGCGCCGCGCTCAACGGGCCGCCCGGCTGCGCGTCGCAGCAACACCTGCGAACGCGGCAGCCGCGACGACCACCGTGGCTGACGATCTAAACGAAGGAAACACAATGAGCATCAAAATCGACACAAACGAACTGCTCAGCCTGCTCGGCACCGACGGTGAACACTGGGTGCAAGGCAAGTGGGGTGACGACACCGCCATGTGCTTGCACGGTGCGATTCGTCGTTGCCAGCCACAACCAGGCGACGCCCACTTGATTGAGCAGGTTGCCCAACTGCGTGGTTGGGGAACCGACTGGAACGACGACAGCAACACCGGTTGGGCGCAGGTGCGTGACCTGATCGTGGCAGGCATCGAGGTGACCGATGCCGATCTTGCGGACACCTTCGGCCCACAGTGGGAACAGGTCGTTGCATTGGTGCGCCGTGCCGCAGTGCTGACAACCGACGAAATCAATCGGTTGGCCGCCGCTTGGGACGCCGCTCGGGACGCCGCTTGGGCCGCCGCTCGGGCCGCCGCTTGGGCCGCCGCTCGGGACGCCGCTTGGGACGCCGCTTGGGCCGCCGCTCGGGCCGCCGCTTGGGACGCCGCTTGGGACGCCGCTCCGGCCGCCGCTTGGGCCGCCGCTCAAGGGCTTGTCATTCGTGACCTGATCGGTCACGGGTTCACCCAACAGCACTACGACCTGCTGACGACACCGTGGCGCACCGTCATCGGCCCCGTCTATCCCGATGACGAGGAGGCCGACCGTGACTGACGACATCGTGACCCGACTGCGTAGGTGGATTGACAATGACAGTCCGTGGCTCAATCAACTAGATGACGATCTCGCCGCTGGCGCCGACGAGATCGAACGGCTGCGTGTCGCTGGCGATGCGCTTCATGCGGCTGTTCGCAATCACGATCTGACAGAAGCGCATCTGCGTGCGTGGGAGGAGGCCCGTCGTGGCTGACGACATCGTGACCCGACTGCGAGTCAAAGACGGCGTGTACACCGAGTTCTGGCAACAGAAACTCATGGACGAAGCCGCCGACGAGATCGAACGGCTCCGTGACGCTAGTGAATGGTTGAAGCAGGCCCTTCTTGTTACGAGTAACTGGTGGGGGCAACACCACACAACGGAGGCAGACGCGAAGTACCACAACATGGTTGATGCAGCGATTGACCGTTACAAGGAGGCTCGCCGTGGCTGACGATGCACAACTATACCAAAATAGGTATAGTTCAGCCCTGACTGACAACATCGTAACCCGACTCCATCAATGGAGGCTCTACAACGACGGCGAGATGCTGACAAGCCCATCAGACAGCAGTCTGTCACTCACGCTCATTGAAGCCGCAGACCATATCGAACGGCTGAACTATGAAATAGAGCAGTTGAGGTGGACTAACCGTCGCCTTTACGATCTGTACGAAGGTCTATACAACGCAACGGAGGCCGACCGTGGCTAATGACAACGATGACGGCAACGTGTTTAGCGCCCTGCGTATCGCTATTCCGTTTGGGTTTTTATTTTGGACCCTAGTTATATGGTGGATTTTTTGGTGAACAATAGCAGCATTGTTGAACAACTGCTTGACATGGCAAGCACTTTTTATCCAGAAACTGAAAAATTTGATAGAGATATGCTCATTGAAGCGGCCGGCGTCATCGTCGGTCTGCAGGCTTCACTTGATCAGACTCGACGGGATCTAGCCGCTCTAGCTAGATCTATTGACGAAGAACATCGCTGAAAAGACTATAGAAGCAAGTAAAAATGATTCTGCTGCTTTCATTGAGCGCCATCACATCAATTGTTCGAATTATAGTTTTTCTGCAGGACGAGAAACGGCAGAAAGCTATAGATAATGTTACAGCGCGCAGAGATAAAACAATACATTTATCCAGGAGAAATTCTTAGGATAGTTGACGGCGATACGGTAAACGTGCGGCTAATCCTGATTGATACCGATCTCGGGTTTAACGCGGTTACTAGACTTACGCACGATATAAAACTTCGTCTTGGTGGAATAAACGCCCCAGAAATGTCAACGCAGGAAGGAAAAAACGCAAAACAGTTTTTATCATCAGTCCTCCCGGTTGGCTCACAGTGCATCGTATACACTGTAAAAGATCGGACAGAAAAATACGGACGTTATCTTGCATGGATCTATCTTGATGACAAAGTCTGCGTCAATGATTTAATGATCTCGTCTGGAAACGCGACAGAATACAATCCAAGTGGTGTAACACGTCCGGAGATAATTGATCTAGATGTCGATAAACAGTGATCAAGAACTCATCGAGATGTTGAATATCCTCGTTCAACAGGTTCGACATGCGTACAACTGCGCATGGATCCAGGAAGGTGAGGACTGTTCGTGCGGATGCAATGACGCGAAACGGTCCTATGCAGACTTTCTAAATAAAAGAAAGCAAATTTAGATGATTGAAAATCTAGTAAAAGATCTTGAAACAAAAGCAATGCAAGCTTTCAATGTTGCAAGTGATCTTTCAGAGTTATTGACAATTCTTTTTGACGGAAAAGCAGTGATCGAGCCGGATGTTCTTTCCGCAAAAATCAAGCATTCTCTGGCAAGTTTTCAAGAATTAAAGACAGCTTTTTTGCCATGATCTTATTCTTGTAATTCGCGTAATAATCTGGGGAACGTCTTCTCTTAAGCGCGGAATTCGGTGGAACAACACCGGCCCTCCAGCGCATATCTTCAGTTTCTCCGCCCCAGATACCTAGCTCGCTATTTTTTCTAGCATAGTCTCTGCAGGGAATCATCGAAGGGCATGACTTACAAACGGTGATCGCGGCTTCCTCGCGTCGCCGTTTTGTTTTTGTGTTTTCAGAGTACGACGGAGTATAAAAGAGCTCTGTCATGCCAGAACATTTTGCGTCTGAAAACCATACTGGAATTTCAATCACGTCATTTCCTGTCTCTAGTTAACTGTTTTGGTTGTTAATGACAAACTTTATTTCGCACGCATCTGTCGTGCAGTAAGCTTCGCCAATCGCGTCAGCAGCGAGTCCAGCGTAGATTCCACTAAAGTCAATCGGCAGAAGGTTCATTGCCGCTTCCTCGTACTCGCTCTGGCTGATTTGAGTGTACGGCATTTGAGGATAGGTGAAATTGCCCTGCGGCAAAAATGACACAGTTTTAAGTTGCCCGTCATACATGTGAAGGACAGTTCCAACATGGTCTTTTTCACTTTCAGCATCAAATGATATTGTCACTGACACCGAGTTATCGCTCCAATACCGCTGCGCGGTCGCTGCCAATGCCATTTTTTCAAAGATTGAAACGTCTTTTTCTGACCGACTCGCACCCGACTTTATCGGAAAGAACACAACTGACGTTGTTTCTGGAGATTCACTTGCTGGTTCAACCTTATAGTTTGCCATCTTAAACAGTGGCACCATGGCGTCTTCGTTTGAAAAACGAATTGCACGCATGAAATATTCTCCTCCTGGAGTCCAGTGCACTCCAGGTGATTCTCCAGCAAGGATTGAAACCGTACCAGATGGTTTTACAGTTGTCATCTTGATTGATTCACGGATTCCAAGCCATTCGCTATAGACATTGTCATAGTATTTGATGATGTTATAGCCTTCATCCATCCAGTGGCGTAGTGCTGGCAGACCTTTTCTGTCAGCAAAATTTGCTACACCAGACATTGAGGTTCCGATACGGCGATTTCTTTGCATGATCGCATTTGTTTCCTCCCAATGTGTCGGAAGAAGCGTCACTGTTTTGGCGTAGAGATACGCAAATTTTAGCGTTCTCTTGTAGTCTTCTATTGATTCGTGCCGTCCGAGGTACGTTTCAACAAGCGTACAGCATTCGTATGATTCTAGAGATTGCTCAGCGCACGGGTTGTATCCGGCTACGCGCCAGTCCTTATTGTTTGGTTGATCAGCAAGGCGACCATAGAGGCGCGATACATCCATCCAGATCACGCCTGGTTCACCGTTTCGCGCGATACCGTCGACGATACGCGACAGGTCCTGTCCGACCATCGTCGCGACCGAGTTGTTACTCATCCATCCCCAACCGGGGGCTTCGGAGTTGTATGAATTTCTTTCTGGAAATACTTCTGAATTTTTCAGATTGAGAAATGTATCATCGTCAAGACGCCCAAGTAGAAGTTCTGCACTTCTGCGAACATTTCCTGATACTACGCAAACCCCGATGAGATTTCCGATGTCGGCAATGTCTGTTCTAGTCAATTTTTCGCCAGAACGGTTTTCAAACAAGCGGCGAATGTGCTCGTGAAGCTTTATTAGTGGTCCAGGTCCCGCGGCTGTTCCGCCAAACGTAGTAATCGGCGCTCCAGCAGGGCGTACATCAGAGTAATCAAACGTAAAGACTGGCTGCTCCGCGCGAAGATATGAGTTGAGCAATAGTGCCATTGATTCAACCCAGCCTTCACGTGTATCCGGTACTTTGTAGGTTGTTGCTGAATCACTGTTTGGCTTATAGATCGTAAATTCTTTGTCCGCGCCTAGATCATCAAAACCAACGCCAACTCCTAGCATCGACGCTTCCATCAAAAACGCAAATGGTTTTGCTGGATTGTGCTTTGTCATTTCACTGGTGGATACAAACGCGCAGTTTTGCAAGGCTGCCGAGTTTCTGTGGAGGTTCACAAGTTCAGTGCCCATGACCCACAGTCCGCGGCCAGGCGGTGTCCACTTTAGATTAAAGAGACGATCAAATGCTTCTTTGGCGCTGGCTTGCGCTCGAGCGTCATTCCATGGAAGACGATTTGTTTTGCAGTGGTCTTTCTGCAACGAGTACATGCCATTGATGACGCGTTCGCATACATCAGACCATGTTTCTTTTGTACCGTCGGTCTTTAGTCTCGAGTATGTGCGAAGAAATGTTATTTCGCCAACTGAGTTTCCGACAGCATCAGCGTATCCAAACGGCGCCTTTCTTCCAGAATAGTTAGCTACAAAATCATCGCTCAAACGAAACGAGAAAAGTGAAGACACGACGCACTCCATGGTTAAATGACTGTACTAAGATTATACTTAAGCGTCTAACTATGTCAAATATGTCATTGAATTGAAAAAGAATCAAATATTTCTTTGCATGAAGGACAAATAGGATACTTATCCGGATCTCGTGAAGGAATCCATATTTTTCCGCATAACGCAATAACCGGAAGACCTAGAACAATTGCTTCTGTGATTTGGTCTTTTTCAACATAGTGAGCAAATCTATCATGATCGCCATCTATGTCGGATACTTTGATTTCAACGGTTTCTATATTTGACATTCTGGGCACCAGTATAGTTTTCTTCCGTCAACCATAGTCGCGGTGACTGGATACTTGCATACAAAGCATTGAAGTCGCTGCCTGCCGTAGACCCAAGTTGATTGATTCGAATCTTCTACAAGTCTTTGATCAAGAGTTTGAATGTATCCGTCAAAAGAACCGAGTTTCATGTATCTCTTCGACAGTCTCCAAAGATGATCAAAGTCATCTTTCAACATATTTGTTCCGTACGTATACGGATAGATTCGAGCCATAAACAACAGTTCAGCCCTGTACACATTACCTATTCCAGCGATGATTGACTGGTCCATAAGTAGCGACGCAATGGGCTTCTTACGAGTGGAAATTTTATTCCAGGCTCTTTCTTGATCTGAATCTTCTAGTATCGGATCCGGGCCAAGTTTGTCTATGATTTTTTCAACTTCACAGTGATCGATAAGTTCACACGTTATTGGACCACGTAGCCTTGAAACTATCCAATCGGTTTGAAGTTGCATCCGAATAGACTCTTGTCGATGTTCCATAGCGTCATCGTCGTCTACGTCACAAAAATTGAACCATCCGTAGAGCCCAAGATGAACGTGAACAATTTTGTCGTTTTCAAAATGAAAAAATAAGTGCTTTCCGTAGGCAGTTATTTTTTCTAAAGTCGTTCCATCTATTTTGCTAGCTTCGTCAGAAAATCTCCCCTGAGGGCTTGAAACAGCTACAGTCCGATTAACAAAATAGTCCGAGTGAATTCTTTTAAAATGATGGATTGAATGTCCCTCCGGCATAGTTTGATATTACATCGCAACATAAATCAAACACAGACGGACATCAAACTTTTTCAACTCTTGTCATGGTTTTCATTAATGTATTTTTATTGATGATCGCAATGTGCGATGATACGTCATCTTTGCCAAATGATATGACAAGATCATCATTGATCTGGACTAGACCAGCAGCGAACTCTATCCCTTTAGATATAAACTTGAATGGATCACTAATTTCAATTATCCATCCATTTTCGTCAAATCTCGCAAGAAAATGATCATAGTCTTTTGTCACAGCGTCGCGTGACGAAAATTCAGTTTGTATAAACATGCGTTCTCGTGTTATCCACAGCCTATGAACTATCGCAAGATACGTTCCATCTTCTTGCGGCAATAGATGGGTGTTTCCGCGAATTCCCGATAGCCGAGGAAAGTCAACTAATTTTTTCGTCATGTATCCGTCTTTGATGACCCCGTTGCCATCATAGATATAATCAAATTTATTAGGTTTATCTCCGGCCGTCATCCAGTTCTTCTCTGGGCGCTTTTGATCGACACCAGGGTAGATAGTTACCTTGTTGACTGATGTTGCTTTTGCGTCAAGATAGCATTCACAGTGCCTAGCTATTCTTATGTCTCTTTCCATCGCGACGGCGGTAAACATCCATTTTCCTTTTCTCCACAGGAGCTTTGGATCTTCAACTCCTCGGTCAAATTGATATCCACTGTTTGAAAAATCGATTTGACGCAAGTCGACAAGAGAAAGGTTTTCATCAAGTTCAGAAAACCATACCTTGTTCTGTATGTGATTGCCGACTGTCACGTCTAGCTCACCGTGAGGAAGTATGACGTAGTTGCTTGATCGAATCGTGACGGCGTATCCTTTCTTGGGAGAATACGCGATTGACGGATTAAAAGCCGACCAAAGTTTATCTTCTTTTTTGACTAGTCTTCGTAGATATTTGATTTCTCCACCAAGATTTGCGATGTTAGGAATAGATCCCACTTGGATATCTTTCTGTCGGTCTACAGTATTTTTGCGATACAGAGATCAAGTTGTCGCCAACGTGCTCGGCTTTAAATCCAAAATTTCTAAGGTTTCTAACAATCTCCGGTAACCCGTCTTCAAACAAGTCTTCACTCCAAATTTTTCCTTTAAATCCTGCAGCGTTGAGAAGTTTTGCAAGTCCTGGTGCGGAATATTCATAGTTATGACGATTGTAGGACTTATCTCTGTGATATTGCATATAAAAGTATGGCTCAACTCCGTTAAGGATTTTCTGTAGTGCTCTCGAGCTCGTGATGTTTGGAGTTGTTAGTATAAGTAGTCCGTTGTTCTTCAGGACTCTGTTTACCTCGTCAAGCATAAACATGGGATCAACTTCCATGTGCTCGAGAACCTCGCAACAGAGAACAATGTCGTATGTCTTATCGTTAATTGGAATTTTGTCGAATTCTAAGTCAACTGCAAATGCTTTAACTTCTATATTCTTTTTGCCAAGTGACATGTTGATGTTTGAGCAACTTGGATTATTTTTATCAAAGTGAGTAACATCGACTTCAAGTTGAGGCGCTAGCTCTTTACACAGAAGCGGAAAAAATCCACTCGTGCCAATTTCAAGCATTTTTGTTGACTTTTCAATGTTTTCAAGCAAAAGCATAGCCGTCCGCGCCAACCGTGCTGCGTGAACACGGTGGTACGCATCGGATCCGTCAATCAGAGCTTTTGACACACTTGCGATTGGCTCCGGTATTCCGAGATACGGTTGACTCTTCACCGTCGTATTCTACTATGTCTACAATAACTGCCGCGGAAAAATGACACTTCAGACAACTAGTTATAATTCTTTTGTCTAGAAAGCGCGGTAAATGAGTCCCTTCTCCTCCACCCCCACATCCAATTCCAAGAAGTTCGACTGGGTGTCTCGCCATGACGAACGTTCGCGTGACTATCCTGTACGTGCGGCGTTGCCGTCTAGCGTAGTCCGCAAGAGGAAATCGTGGTATGTCCCGAAACCAGTCATTGACCAGGGACGAGAAGGCGCCTGCGTAGGTTTTGGATGGACAAACGAGCTTCGCGCGTTGCCAGTTTCAATTAAGTTTCCAGATCCAACGGCGACGGCGCTTGGAATCTATCGACAAGCAAAACTTATGGACGAATGGGCCGGCGAAGACTACGAAGGTACATCGGTTCTCGCTGGAGCAAAGGTTGCTCAATCAATGGGATTTATCTCGATGTATCGCTGGGCATTTGGAATTGACGACGTAATTGACACAATCGTGACATCTGGACCAGTTGTTCTTGGAATTCCGTGGTATGACTCGATGTACGGAACACGAAAGAGCGGACTTATTGATGTTTCCGGCTCGTTAGTGGGAGGTCATTGTATTCTTGCAACTGGATATAACCCAAAGGCACGGTTTATTTCAGAAGGATTTGGACAGAAGTTTGAAATTATTAGACTTCGTAATTCATGGGGATCGGATTACGGAGTAAACGGAGACGGGTTTATTCGCGTAGAAGATCTAAGTAGATTGCTTTCTGAGGGCGGAGAAGCTTGCGTTCCGGTCGGAAGAATGTCACCAAAACAGTAAAGGATTAGCAAAGTGCAAGATATACCCGGACTACTTACGTCAATTGCGACACTTATCGGTGCTCTTGCACTGTTGACTGCAGCAGTTAGAGGTTTTCGACGGCTCGAGGCAAAAGTCGGAAGCGTTCATCTCGTTGCTGAGCAAGTCAACAATTCTGTAAATAATGTTGAACAAGGACATCCGACTCTCCGCAAAATTGTCGAGTCAATCAGTGAAAAGCTTGAACACCACATCACAGAGTCAAGTGCTCGACTAGACCGCATAGAAGAGCACATAACAAGGCCCACTGGAAGTATACCTGTGATAAAGTCTGAATTGTCGAATGAATCTTCGACTAGTCGTGCAACTAGACAATCAAGAAAGCGAAAGGCAGATTGACGTATGGGGAAGCAGAGTAAGGCAAAACCGTCAAAGGGAAGCCGGACAAGACTTAACCCGTTAACAGGTCAAATAGAGACAATTTCAGGGACAAAAGCTGGAAAAAAGCGCACGCGACTGCCAGCGGATCACCCACTACGCACTCACGATCTTCATGTTGAAAAGACAAAAGGTAAGAAAAACAAAGACTGAGTCAAATTGACCAAATAAAAAAGCCGTGGCTAATTGCCACGGCTTCTTTATTTATGCTCGTAATTTCAGCACCTAAACGCCCACGGACGCCAGCCGCATCCCCACATGCTAACTGCCTTATTGTAAAGCTCTCTTGCAACCACAAGATTGGTGTAGGGATCATACAATCTTGTAAAGTCCCAGTCAACCATGGGGCCAACCCAAGACTTGAGCGCTTTCATGTTAAGCTGCATCAGTCCGTACGAGTTATCTCGTCCCTTCCCATTGTACGCGCCAGGCGTACACCGAGACTCTCTGAAGATGATGTAGTCAATTCTTTTCCAGCTAGACGCCGGCCATCCAGCCGCGATCGCTTCATCATAGAATTGCGGGCACTTAGAACCGGCCGGAGCTCGCAATTCTCGTGTAATTGACCCGTCAGCTCTGATCTCTCTACCGTCTGGAAGCTGAATCGACTCATCAGGCAGAGAAATCAAATCTTGACGAATGTTCTGAGGAAGCGTTTGTCCTGTGATCTTCTCAAACGTATCAAGCTGTTCTGGCGTACACGCCGAAGCCGCGAATACGAGTGTCGGAATACAGACAATCGCAATTTTCTTTAAGTTGAACCGTACTCCCATGGTTCGCTCCTTTCGGATAGTGGCTTACCATTTCTGGCAAGTGTATTCGTAGGTTGCAAAACAAGAACCGTCTTCTGATTGCAGAACCCGGCGGTCTACGTCTTATTTCACATGGAGTCAATCCTCAAGACAGTAACCTGCCTCGGTTTGGAGGATTGTAAATCGCTACTATACCATGAGTATTTCGGTTTGATTACACCAACATCAAAAATCAGCTTGGAAGAAGCATTCTTCGCTTTCTCCACTGCGTTGACAGTTCGTCTCTACTCTCAGGATGCCATGGTTTCTTTACTCCAGCAAAGTGAACTATTGCTGGAGAGATCACTGACGAATTCCACGGAGGAGACATCGTTGTTTCGATGTACGGGTTCCATTGTTTATATAATAAAAAATTGTACTCGACAGGGAGATCTTCAATTTCATCTTCTAGAGCGAGCATGATCACATCTTGATCTGCATAGATCAATTTATTTGGATCTGCATCTATGACGTTCTTAAATTTTTCCATTACGTTTATGGCGTTCCATCTCGGAAGATTCGCAACAAATACTCCCGTATTTATGTACCGACCGTCGGTCCCGAAGAGTCGTCTGTGCTCGCTGTTCAGGTTGTGATCAACAGCTGCAATTGCTTTCTTTGGCTTGATCTTAAAAAGATCGTCCAATTTTCTAAGAACAAGAATATCAACGTCAAAATAGTACGCTGTAGTGATCTTTTCCTTGGTCCAAAGCAGCTCGCCGATCAGCAACTTCGCGTACGCGATAAGACTAATGTGATTTTTCTGGACAAGTTTAGAAAACATTCCAGAATACGACATAGCATTAAACAGAATAAGATCGATCCCCAGTCGATCAGCGTCTTTTAAAAGTAGGTCCTGCGATTCTTGACAGAATCTACCGGCGTGAATGACGTACACAGGATACTGCCGCCCAGACGAAATCCATACATCATGAATCGCCAATCTTGCCTGAGAAATGTAATTGTCATCGACGACAAAGACAATTGCTTTTTTGTCCATTGATCTTCCTCGTTGTAGTCGTCGGCGTTCTTTCAATAACTGCGGCTGAAAAAGTGACTTTAACTCTGAGCGAGTAACGGGAGTCGAACCCGTGCTTCCACTTTGGAAGAGTGGAGTGCTGCCGTAACACCTTACTCGCGCGACTGGTCTTTTTCTGTTCTTTGACACTCCACGCGGAAGTAGTCGAAAAAGACCAGTCTGTAGTCACATTTCCTTCTAAAATGATGGTTTTAGGACTACTGGATCAATTTATCAATATTTTGCGTTTTTGGCGTGATCTACCGATAAATCAATACCTGCCGCTGAAAATTCGCGGTAAACAGCCTGCTAGACGCCCCTATTTTCTATACAACCTTAACCAAAACGTTGTATGATCTGAATTGTACCAAACACACCGCCCAGATCGGATAAAGACATGAGAGACCCACGGCCAAGTTCTCCCGCTCGCCTTCGCGTGCAGAGCATCTCGACGGGATTCAGCGAGGAGACCGGTGGAGTAAAACTAACGGTCGAGCTGACCTACGACACCTGGTGCTGCAGCAACGGAGTTCACGAACTTGCCGACGCGACAAAGGCTGTTGAACGGTTGTTTTCCAAGTACGATGACCTGTTCTACGACATGTCAGAAGATCCGCTCGAGAAAGAAATTCAGGAAGAGATTGACCGTGGCCACCAGTGATCTAGCACTTCTCTACGCGCGCGTCTCGACGGCGATGCAGGCAAATGATGGAATGTCACTTGACGCGCAGGAACGAGAACTCCGCCGAGCAGCAGAACTCGCCGGCTTTACAAATGTAGAACTCCTCCGCGAGGAAGGTCGATCTGGAAAAAGCATATCTGGTCGACCCGTCCTACGGAGCGCTCTCGAACGTCTTGACACTGGAGAAGCCGCTGCTCTTTTTGTTACTCGATTAGACAGACTTGCACGCTCGACAAAAGACTTTCTAAGCATCATCGATAGAGCAAATACAAAAGAGTGGAGAATTGTACTTCTTGATCTTAATCTTGATACATCGAGCTATCAAGGCAGATTTGTTTTAACAGTCATGAGCGCGCTCGCCGAGATGGAACGTGCAATCATTGCAGAACGTCAAAAAGACGTTCACAAGGAACGTAGGGCACTTGGTAAAACATGGGGAGTTGATCTTGGACCAAAAACAAAAATATCTGTTGATACACGCAAGAAAATTGTTTCCTTACGTGATTCTGGAATGTCCTACTCTAAGATCGCCGACTACCTGAATTCAGAAGAAATACAGACAACACATGGTGGAAAATGGTTTCCATCAACTGTCTACAACCTTGTGAATAGACTAAAAGATGACGACATACAGTAAAGGTCGGAACGGCATGTTTGCAGCATTCCGACCTCTACTAATTTGGTGTCTAGTGCCTTGGAAAGACACTAAGATCAAACTTTAGTCCTTTTTAGAACATTCCTTAAGCCACAATGAATGCCCCGCGTGGGCAATCTGCGGTTCGCAATCTCCACACGACAATGGCTCGATGTTTGTAGTTTTAACTATCACTCTAAGAGTTGACATGTTTAAAACTGTGCTGTCGTCTAGATCAAGTTCATCTACAAGTCGTAGCCATTCACGTACATCGGCGACTGTCAAATTATTTCCAGCCATCTCGATACAGATAGTTCCATATTTAGAAATCATTATCGCGCAAACCTCGTTGCCATTCCCCAGTCAACATCACCCGTTGAAACAGCTCTTGGCATCAACATGTATCCATGAATTTCTGCCCTCGAGCCAAATCCCTCGATTTTTATACCACGTTCGCTCAATTTTCGTTGAAACGCGATCTGTGTCATCGGCTTTTCGCCACGTTCCTCACTCCATACCCGATATACAGCATATAGAGATTTAATCGGAGTCGTAGCTCCTTCAGATTCTTTTGTTTCCTCGAGAAGAAAGAATCCGATTCTGTCTTCATTTTTTCTGTAAATCTCTGACGCTTCGCTGACGGCCGAACACCATCCTAGAGCATCTCTAGCGCTTGACCCGAGAAGTTTAATGGCACCTTCAACAGCCCAGGAAAGAACCGCTGGAAGAGCACCTTCTGGGTCAAATATATAGTGCTTGAGGTCTGGATCAGGGTTTTCTGGCACGTTTGTCAGTGGTACAGGTCGAATTCGTCTCCACATGGCATCATCATTGATGATCGGTCTATGGTTTGTTGTGACCCACAGCTTTGCTCTAGACTGAAACGTGAATGGTTTTTCTCCAGGAGATCTCGCGGAAATTTCGCTAGAACCTGTCAATTTTTTGATCGAGTTTTCTTTAAGACGCTCTGATTCTGGGAGTTCGTCAACCCACACAAAACGTCGACCGCGTAGTTCAGCCCAGTGATATAGATCTGAACCGTGCGCCTGACCGTCGCCCTGAGCAAGAATGCTTGAGTCAAGTGGCCACGCGTATTGCGAAGTTCCTAGAGCTTTTACAAGGGCTTCAACAAGGGTGTTTTTTCCAGATCCAGGCGGGCCGTACACCATGAACATCACGTCATATGTACGAAGTCCAGTCATTGAATATCCAGCCGCTTTTTGCAACCATTCTTGAAGCTCTTTGTCACCGTTTGTTGCAAAATCTAAAAACTGTTCCCAGCGGATATTTCTAATTCCTGGATTGTATGCGACAGGAGCTCTTCGGGTAATAAACAGATCTGGTCGACCTTTCAAGAGATCACCAGTTCTTAGATCGATTACGCCATTGGCAACACCAAGTAGTGTCTCATCGCTGTCCCACGACTCAACGTTTATGAACACTCTCGGATCTGATGTGGCACTTTCAATCGCGCTGTTAATTCGTGCATTTGATTTTGCTTGCTGTGCCCATTTCACTACTTCTGACTGCTTATCCGCATCATCTAGATAGTGAATTACTTCGCTTGCAATGATCGGAGAGATCTTTTTTGAAAGTTCTCTCATTTCCAGATTTTCGGTGTCTGGCTTCCAGTATCCACCGTCCCAATGAAACCAACCTAGTCCCGGAGTATATCTGACAGCAGCGCCAAAAGAATCAACGAGTCGCCGTCCGTTTCCAGTATCCGTAAGCGTTCTTTTTCCAGGTTCGCCACCTTCATCCTCACCAAGCGCGTCAGGGTCAAGCGGAACGTCGATATTTGAGAGTCTACTAGCGACTGCAAGCGAGTCACCGTCGGCGAGAGAATCTTTAACAGCACCGCCAATAGTGCCAGGAAGATGACTATCACTGTAATTTTGAACCGTAGTTGCATTTTTAGAAGTCTTCTGCTTTTTGGCGGTGGAAGTTGAATTTGTCTCTTCTTGTGACTTAATTGCCCATTCTTGAAGTCCAGGCCAAAGACGTTCAGTCTTCGGGTTGTCAATGACAAACTGTATTGCACGACGAACATGCATCAACAGTCCTCCAGGACCTTCAAGTTCAAGAGGTGGTCTAACTTTCTCAGCGTTAAACCTGATCATCATTGTCTCGACTGCAAGTCTCCCAGCTTCGGTATTGATGGGAAACTTATTTGCAATTGCACAAGTCATTGAATAGATGTCTACCGCGCGCGATCCTTCATCTATTCCGTCTGAAAGAAGTCGGTCGACGTCTACGCGTTCTCCACCGAATTCCAGTCCGTCAAGAAAACCCCACTCGCCTTCACCGAGAGCTGATTCAAGACGTCTTGATCTTTTTCGTAGAGCTGCTAAAAGTTGCTCTGGAGCTTTTGCAATTTCTATTTGCCATGGAGCTTTTCCGTCCACCCAGTCGTAGCAGACTCCTGAAAAATGTCTTGACGGCGCAATCAGAACGTATCCGTTGTGCTTAATGTCAACTCCGTTAAGACCAGACTTTTTTAGATTTCCAACGAGAACTTCTGATTCATCACATCTGTAAAAAAGATGCCGTCCACGGATTCGTTGACCACCTACAGAATACTCTCCCGTTATCGCCTCGACAGTTTGAGGAAGCGCTCCATCAACTAGAGCCTCAAACTTATCAAATGAATCTGGTCCGCCTGAACGTGGATCAATGTCAATGACAAAAAATCCACTTGGTCGACAAAATACACTAACGTTTCCTTCTGATCCATTTGACCACCATGACCGTACTTTTTCTAAATCATTCGTGGCATTAATGTTCCATTCAGGAATAGATGGATGCTTGCCAACGTCTTTCGGCTCGAGATGTGTGCCACCGCACGTGCATTTTCCGTTGACAATTCCGTAGCACGGCATAATGTGCCAGCCACGCTCCGCGTACCACGTGGCGGCAGGACCAAGACGTCCGTTGGCTGATTCCCATGAAGTCACGAAGACCGCCGTAAAAAGGTGAAGAACATCATCGAAGATACAAATTTTATCATCAACGTGCCCTTGTTGAATAGAAAGACGACACTATAGACGATGCCTTCAGCGTCAAGGTTGACTATATATCCTGAACCGAAAAATTAGTGAATCGACCAGTGTTTTTTGCGGATCAAGAACCATACTTTAACACGCTCTAGTACTTGCAATTTATGATAAAGTCAAGTACATCCTGCAGTAATACGTACCGTACATGTACTAAACATCGAGGAGAGAAGTGGGTAACCTACTCAATGACATAAAAAATGAAGGATCAAGAATGGGAAAAAAGCCCAGAATTTTAGAAATTCTTGAAGAACTTTCTGAAGAAGATCAAGCTGATCTCCTGACAGCGCTGGATGACCACAGCATACCTGCATCTAATATCCGTGAAGCAATGAAAAAGCGCGGATATAAACTAAATATAGACGTAATAGGCCGCTATCGTCGCGGAGAACTGGTAACCGATATCCATGAGTCTATCTGATGACATTAAAGCTGAAGATGAAATAACAGAGCTTCGCAAGGCTCTTAAACGCTCGCAGCAGGCGGAATACCGAGCAAAAAGAGCAAATGAAATAATTGTTGAAGCCGTCTATACAGCAGCACGTGACGCCGCAGTTTCTACTGGACGCTCACTGCCCGCAAATACCAAGATGCCTAAGGACACGAGAAAGCAAAAAGGTGAAATAGCTTTTATCCATGCAACGGACTGGCAACTTGGAAAAAAGACAGCCGGATACGGGATAGAGACATGCGACAAAAGAATTCGCCAGTTTGTTGACAAAATTTTTGAACTAACAACAATACAGCGAACCCATCATCCAGTTCGAGAAGCGGTGCTGGTTTTTGGTGGAGACATGGTCGAGGGTATCACGATATTTCCGGGGCAAGCCTGGGAAGTTGAAGCGCACCTGTTCGAGCAACTATTCGAAACAGTGCGAATAGAAGAATACATGGTAAGAAGTATCGCTCAATACTTTGACAAAGTTCACGTAATTTGCGAATACGGAAATCACGGAAGACTCGGAAAAAAAGGAGAACTTCCGGCAAATGATAACATTGACGCGATTTCATACAGAATTACACAAGATAGAACAAAAGATCTCAGGAACGTGACATGGCAGTTGTCGGCAGACTGGTATCAGATCGCTGAAATTGGCTCATACCGAGCGCTCATCGTACACGGTGATGAAATAAAAAGCTTTGGAGGCGGTACACCTGCATTTGGAATCCTGAGAAAGTGTAACGCGTGGGCAACAGGTGTTGTCCCAGAGTTCAAAGATGTGTACATGGGTCACTTCCATACTCCTATGACTCTTGTCATGGCCAATGGTGGACGAATCTTTGTGTCAGGTTCTCCAGAAAGTGAAAGCGTATATGCTGCAGAATTTGTTGCAGCAAAAGGACTGCCGTCGCAGCGACTTCATTTTATTGATCCAGAAAAAGGTCGCGTAACAGCAGAATATACCGTCTGGCTTGACTAACAGTCCCGATCACAAAGTATAGAAAATGGTAAAATTTAACTAGAACACTTTCTGGAGCCTGCCATGCCCTGGTCTAATGATGTATTGACAAGAACAGTAATTGGTACGTATCTATCAGCCAATGGAAATCCAGCCAACGGCAGAATATCTTTTCGTCCAACGGCAAGAATTCTTGATGAAAACGACACCATTCTTCTAAACACCGTCGGAATGATCATTGAACTAGATGTCAACGGATCATTTAGCATTGAACTTCCAACAACAGACAACAGTCTTCTAAAACCAGCAGGCTGGGCATATGAAGTTGTTGTCCGCATATACGGATCAAAACAAACAAAATTCTATATGTTTCTTCCGTATGACGACGGATCACCCGTAAATATCGTCAATGTCATAAGCGCTGGCACGACTGAAACTCCAATCAGTTTTTACGGCACGCAAACACCTGTAGCAGGCATAGCTGGGATACAGGGCCCAACTGGACCGCAAGGACCAGCTGGAGCGACTGGACCAGCAGGAAGTGGAATGCCGGCCGGCGGCGCTATTGGAGATCTTTTAGCAAAAACCGGCTCCGGAGATTACGCAACCGGATGGACAGACTCTCCAACAGTTGATTCACTAAACTTTGATTTAGTAAACTCCGATCCAGTAACGGTCGGACGGATGACATGGAACGACACAGACGGTTCTCTCGATCTCGGACTAAAAGGTGGAAACGTCACAATTCAAGTCGGACAAGAACAAGTCCAACGTGTTGTAAACAGAACCGGCACAATAATAACTCGAGGACAAGTAGTCAGACTTTTTGGTTCATCAGGACAACGTATAGGCGTAGCCCTAGCTCAAGCTACTACAGACGCAAATTCCAGCAAAACATACGGTGTTGCCGCGGAAGACATCGCTGATAATCAAACAGGCTTTGTCATGACAGAAGGATTTGTCCGCAATATCAACACTTCTGCCCTGACAGAAGGCGCGATAATTTGGCTTTCCCCAACAGTAGCTGGAGGAATGACAACAACAAAGACAACAGCTCCAAATCACCTAGTAATGGTTGGTGTCTGCGTTGTACAAGCTAACAACGGGATTATCGCCGTAAAAGTTCAAAATGGATATGAAGTAGATGAACTTCACGATGTTGCGTACACGAACCTAGCAACTGGTGACTTACTGACTAGAACAAGTTCTGCGCTATGGGAAAATATCACAAGAACTACTCTGGCCTCGGATTCAGCGTTCAGTTCTGTCTATGCCCCGCTAACACGAACAGTCGGAAACTCGCTCGCAACAACAGGCACAGTAAACCTTGACGCGACAGCTCTTAATGGAACATATCAAACAATTTCACTGACCGGTGGAGTCACATTTACAACAACAAACAGGGCCGCTGGAAAAGTCATAACAATTAAACTTTCTGCAGGCGCTGCCATACGAGCACTCGCGTTTCCAGCATGGACATTTGTCGGTTCAGCAACACCGACAAGCATCGCCGCGAACAAAACAGCAATTATAACTATCACGTTCTTTGATGCCACAGACGCCGGCGCGGTTGCAGCCTACGTCGTGCAACCGTAAATCAAAGTGTTCACGCTACTGAAGTATAATATCTATATTGGAGGATTTTATGGCATTTTGGCTGTCTAACCTAGCATTAGTTTTAAAGAACGCTGGATTGTCCGTTGTAGAGATTGACGGATGGAAAACAAGAACCTTTGCAACGTGGACTCCTCCGGGATACGTTGTAAAACCAACGCATGTCATGGTGCATCACACGGCAAGCAAAACAGCAGTTGAAAACGACATTAATTATATTTTGCACGGTCCAGTTTCACCGATATGCAACATATTTCTTGCGCGCGACGGGGTCTGTCACGTGATCGCGGCTGGACGTGTAGCTACAAATGGAAAAGGATCAAGTATCTCATGGAACGGACAAGTTCCGGACAACATGATGAATCACTATGCAATCAGCATTGAAGCAGCAAATAATGGAATAGGCGAGCCGTGGCCAGAAGTTCAAACAAAGGCGTATGTAACACTGTGTGCCGCACTATGCTCCGCATATCAAATTCCAATAAAAAATGTTAGAGGACATTTTGAATGGGCGCCGACAAGGAAAATTGACCCTGCCGGACCGTCTCCATGGAGCCCAGACAAGAGCAGCTGGGACATGGATAAGTTTAGACAAGATGTATTTTCAGCAACAAAACCATCAACTTCAATTTTACTCGAGGACAACATGGAAATCTTAAATCCACCCGTCAGAATACTTGACACTAGATCAAATAATTCAAAACTTGAAGCCGGAACTACTCGTATAGTCGCACTTGGACCGAACAGCAACATCTCTGCTGCTATGATCAACATAACCGCAGTAGGGGCAGCAGGTCCAGGATACATGACCGCGTGGGCACCCGGAAGTGTCCGCCCAACCACATCAGCATTAAACTACCAGAATTCAAATGCTGTGTGCAACGCTGTCATTGTTCCCGTCGTAAACGGAACAATCAACGTGTTTTCAAGTCAAGCATCGCATCTCGTAGTCGATCTTTACGCCACCTGGGCGTGACGCGTCCGTGAACAAGTCATCTATCACGTTGAACGAGAGGTAGCACATGGCTTGGTCTATTGACGTACTTACACGCACGCTCACCGGAAGTTACCAGTCGCCGAGCGGATCTCCGGCGCAAGGAAAAATAACATTCAAACCATCTGTAAAAATTTTAGATCAAGATGATGCAATTATCATCAATGATAGTAGCTTAACTGCAACTCTTGATGTAGATGGTTCGTTTAGCATCGAACTTCCAGTCACAGACAACGTGCTACTCCGTCCGCAGAATTGGACGTACGAAGTAACAGAACGCATATATGGAGTAAGGCCGTCCAAATACTACATAGTATTTCCGTACGGTAGCGGTTCGCCAATTGACATTTCAAATGTCATTATCGCCGGTGAATCTTCTGGAACTGGACTGTCAAATGCGCAGAACGGGGTGCAAGGTCCAATAGGTCCTGTTGGGCCAGTTGGTGCAACCGGACCACAGGGCACACAGGGTGTAACAGGTGTAACGGGTGTTACTGGTGTAACGGGTGTCACTGGTGTAACAGGTGTAACGGGTGTAACAGGTGTAACGGGTGCAACAGGTGTTACTGGTCCAATAGGAATTTCAGGTGTTACCGGCGTCACTGGAGTGACTGGCGTTACGGGAGTAACTGGCGTCACGGGAGTAACTGGTCCGCAAGGGACAACCGGCGCAACAGGGCCAATAGGAGAAGTAGGAAGTGTCGGTGCTTCAGGAATTAAAGGTGTTACAGGTGCAACCGGGCCGCAAGGTGTTACCGGCGTCACTGGAGTGACTGGCGTTACAGGCGTTACTGGTGCAACAGGTGTAACAGGTGCAACCGGGCCGCAAGGCGTTACTGGCGCCGGTGTAACAGGTGTAACAGGTGTAACAGGTGTTACAGGTGCAACAGGACCGCAGGGCGTAACCGGAGCTGGCGTAACGGGTGTTACAGGTGTAACGGGTGTAACAGGTGCAACAGGTCCTCAAGGTGTACAAGGTGTCACGGGTGTAACTGGTGTAACAGGCGCCGGTGTTACAGGCGTCACAGGTGCAACAGGTCCTCAAGGTGTAACGGGTGTAACAGGTGCAACAGGTCCTCAAGGTGTACAAGGTGTCACGGGTGTAACTGGTGTAACGGGTCCTCAAGGTGCAACTGGTGTAACTGGTGTTACTGGCGCTACTGGTATAGCAGGCGCGACCGGACCGCAGGGGACGCAAGGTGTTACTGGTGTTACAGGCGTTACAGGTGCAACAGGTCCTCAAGGTGTAACGGGTGTAACAGGTGCAACAGGCCCTCAAGGTGCACAGGGTGTAACAGGTGTAACAGGTGCAACAGGTGCTGGTGTAACAGGCGTAACCGGACCGCAAGGCGTAACCGGTGTCACAGGTGCAACTGGACCGCAGGGTGCACAGGGTGTAACAGGTGCAACAGGTCCTCAAGGTGCACAGGGTGTAACAGGTGCAACAGGTCCTCAAGGTGCACAGGGTGTAACAGGTGTAACGGGCGCGGGTGTTACAGGTGTTACAGGTGTCACAGGTGCAACAGGTCCTCAAGGTGTACAAGGTGTCACGGGTGTAACAGGTGCAACAGGTCCTCAAGGTGTAACGGGTGTAACAGGTGCAACAGGTCCTCAAGGTGTACAGGGTGTCACGGGTGTAACGGGCGCGGGTGTTACAGGTGTTACAGGTGTTACAGGTGTCACAGGTGCAACAGGTCCTCAAGGTGTACAAGGTGTCACGGGTGTAACAGGTGCAACAGGTCCTCAAGGTGTACAAGGTGTCACGGGTGTAACGGGCCCGCAAGGCACGGCTGGTGTAACAGGTGTTACAGGTGTTACAGGTGTAACAGGTGTAACAGGTGTTACAGGTGCAACAGGACCGCAGGGCGTAACCGGAGCTGGCGTAACGGGTGTTACAGGTGTAACGGGTGTAACAGGTGCAACAGGTCCTCAAGGTGACGTTGGTGTTACAGGTGCAACAGGACCGCAGGGCGTAACCGGAGCTGGCGTAACGGGTGTTACAGGTGTAACGGGTGTAACAGGTGCAACAGGTGTTACTGGTGTTACAGGTGCAACCGGGCCGCAGGGCGCGTTTGGTGGCGCAACATTTTCATATATCTATGAAACTACATTTGATACAGCAATGCACAATAGTTTCACACAGGGACGACTTGGATTTAACGACACCGGTCTTGTACTTGCGACACAGTTTTACATCGCGTATAACGATTCAACAAGCACGAATATTGAAGCATTCTTGCAAACAATAGATGATTCAACCTCATCAATAAAGGGTCATTTCAAGGTATACGAATCCGCTGATCCTACAAATTTTGCGATGTTTTCAATCATAGGAAATCATCTACACTATAATCAACACTTTCATGTTCCAGTAGCGTATATAACATCATCAGGTTCCGGATTAATTGATGGAATGAACGTTCAAGTAACGTTCGCGCGGACAGGTGATATTGGCGATCAAGGTGTCACTGGTGTTACGGGTGCAACCGGACCGACAGGTGTAACGGGTGCAACCGGACCGACAGGTGCTGGTGTTACAGGTGCAACAGGTGTAACAGGTGCAACAGGGCCGCAAGGTGTCACTGGCGTTACAGGCGTCACAGGCGCGACCGGACCGCAGGGGACGCAAGGTGTCACTGGCGTTACAGGCGTTACAGGCGTTACAGGCGTTACAGGCGTTACTGGTGTAACAGGACTGCAAGGCGTTACTGGTGTAACAGGTGCAACAGGCCCTCAAGGTGCACAGGGTGTAACAGGTGTAACAGGTGCAACTGGCGTAACTGGTGCAACAGGTGTAACAGGTGCAACCGGGCCGCAAGGTGACGTTGGTGTAACAGGCGTTACAGGCGTTACAGGCGTTACAGGCGCAACCGGACCGCAAGGTGTACAAGGTGTAACGGGTGTAACGGGTGCAACAGGCGCACAAGGCGTAACAGGACCGCAAGGTGTACAAGGTGTAACAGGTGCAACCGGGCCGCAAGGTGTCACTGGCGTTACAGGCGTCACAGGCGCCGGTGTCACTGGCGTTACAGGCGTAACTGGTGTTACAGGTGCAACCGGCGTAACCGGACCACGCCAATATGTGGGAACCACGCCCCCATCAAGCCCACAAGAAGGCGACCAGTGGCTAAATTCAAACAACGCTCGTCAGTACGTTTACTACGACAGCTTTTGGGTTGAAGTTGGAGCAGCATTCCAAGGCCCAACTGGCCCAACTGGCTCAACAGGCTCAACAGGCCCAGCAGGAGCCGGAAACACAATCGTTCTAAATCAGTTCTTCATCTAAACCGCAGAAAGGGCCTTAATGGCTACTCAACCGCAATTCATTAGTACACCTCGCATCGGCGTTGCTTCGCTTTCCTCAGCAAACACAGCAGTAGACGGAACCGGAACGATCACAACGCTCATCATTGGAGCAGCTGCCGGGACCCGCGTGCTTGAAATCGATACACAGTGCGCAACACAAACAACGGGGCAAGCTTCGGCAAACGTCGCCGCATTGATCAACATCTTTCTATCGTTGGACGGTGGAACAACCTGGAATCTTCTAGATCAGATTTCTGTGACGGCAGCGTCAGCTTCAAACACCGTACGACTTAACCGCAACCTCGCTACGTACGCAAACCTGATTTTGCCGGACGCTAATGCGCGTTTAGGGTGTACCACTACCATTGCTCAACAAACCCGTGTGTTTGCGTTGGGGGGAGATTTCTGATGAATCTTGCAGCCACTGGTTGGCCGGGAAGTCCGCTACCTTCTGAAACTGTGACCTCCGGCGGAGCGAGCAGTACGGGGGCTTGGCAGCGTCCTACAGGGTCAAACGGCGGAATGCTTTCCCGTTCGTGGCCTGCTGGTTCAATGCGAGAATCAACTCTTGGCGCAGAAATTTTGGCAACAGCTGACTGCTGGTGGGACGCTGCATACTACGAGAACAACTCGGGATACTGGAGAAATCGAGGTACTGCGGGGCCGACTGCTGATCTTATTCGATCTTCAATATTGCCGATGCCTTGGCGAAAGCCTGCCGGTGAAGATTACCTTGCGCTTTTTGGGCGTGCTACTCAGCCGATTACATGTACTGCACCCGCATCTGCTGTATCGTACGCTGCTTACCGGCTTACCGATGAAGCGTCTTCCCCGACAACAGGCGCTGTAACGGGCGGCGCAGTATTTTCTTTTGGTCCAACTTTTGCTGGAAACTGGACGCAAATTGATCTTTTAGATGCTTCCAGTGCAGTTGTCGGTTCTTGGAAAGCATCAGAGACATCAAACTCTGGATACACCGACGCGTACGGCGTAACGTGGTCGATCACCTACAACGATTCAGCCAACGGTGCCTTGACTTACCCGATCCTGATGAGGACCACCGCGAACGGCGGGAGGCCGTGTTTTGGTTTTGGCGCTACTGCTACGGGTGCATTCCCTCGATGGCTCAATAACAGTGCCGGTGGTTTGTTCAATGTGTCCAGTGGAGACGACATTACTGCCCTTGTCGTTGTTCGGCAATCGTACTCAAATTCGGTTTACGGTGACTACATGTCATGGGCGTTTAGACAGGCAAGTGGGTCAGAAGCAACCCAACGATGGTATATCGGTGTCGGATACGATGTAACAACTGGTTATTCACGAATTGTTCCGTTCATCAATGGTATCAGTGTGACAGGAATCAACTTTGCGACTTTAGGATTATATGGAAAACGAGTTTGCGTCGCAGCAACAACGACGCGACAAGGAAGGGCATCAAACACTTTTTTGAACGGTGTTTTATCATCGTCAACCGCCGCCGCTGGATCAATGCAAGGAATCCAAAGCGGCGCATTATTTACCTTAGGAGGCAACGCCTCCAACTCTGGGTGGTTTAACCCAACATGCGACTTCTACGCTGCAGCATTTTTTCGTCGCTCACTTACCAGCGAAGAACTTCTTGCCATTTCCACCCACTACGGTGTTGAAGGATAATTGCTATGCCTATTGATTTTCCTAACTCGCCCACAAATGGACAAGTGTTTAACTCTGGCCTTCTTAGTTGGTCGTGGGACGGAACTAGCTGGAATCTAGTTTCAACTCCTGGCCCGACAGGCGCAACTGGACCGACCGGTGCAACAGGACCGCAGGGCGTAACCGGAGCTGGCGTAACGGGTGTTACAGGTGTAACGGGTGTAACAGGTGCAACAGGTGTTACTGGTGTTACAGGTGCAACAGGACCGCAGGGCGTAACCGGAGCTGGCGTAACT